ACGAATTGTGTCGGGTTCACCCCTGCGTAGAAAACCTAGATTCGGTTCGCCAACTAATTCTGATGGACATGGCGTTTAACATGGGTGTCCCTCGCCTATGTAAGTTCGTGAAGATGTGGAATGCTATCCACGAAGAACGGTTTGACATAGCCGGAATGGAAATGATGGATTCAAGATGGGCAAAGCAGGTAAAATACAGAGCAGTTAAACTTTCAGACGCTATGAAAACAGGAGAGTTCTAGTGACAATACCCTCACTTAAAAAAGAAGCTCGTGGTCGCAAGGCTGCAGAGAGTCTTGAAAAGACGTTCCAAAAATATGAACCGGCATTTTCAGAACAAGAAAAAAAAGACATGCGGGATGACATGCGGATGCGGGATGACATGCGTGAATTAGACACTAAACGGTCGATTTTAAATTTGCGTAAAAAAACCTTAGAATATAAAGCGGGGAAGAAAAAGAAAAAGCAGGGGGTTGTTACGGAGGAAGATATGTTTACAAAGGTTATAGTCTGATGCCACCACGCAAAGAGCTTATCGGAAGCTATGAGAACAGGGCCCGGTGATAGTCTTTGTTCTGTACGTGTACTTAGGCGCAACTTTAATAGACCAAACACAGAAATTCTATGACATAGACCGTTGCCTATACTTTGCTGAACGGTTATCTAAACAACCCCGCGTACCGGGACCAGACGGAGTAAGACTAAAAGTGACCGCAGTTTGCCGACCCCAACCAAAGTAAGGAACCAACCATGATTGCTGAAACCCTTGCTGGGATTGCTTTGGTAAAACAGAGCGTAGACTTTATCAAGTCCAATATTTCTACCGTACAAGATATCGGACAGATTGCGGGTCAAATTGACGATTTGTTTCGTGGCGAAAAAGAAATACAAAAGCAACGAAGCAAGAAATCAGGCAGCGGTCTAACCGACCAGTTCGGAGTTCAATCGGTTGCCCAAGAGACAATTGATGCCAAGCTTGCACAAGAAAAGATGCAAGAGGTATCTATGATGATTGACATGCGGTTTGGGCCGGGAACTTGGAAGGGTATCGTTGATGAACGAGCCAGACGAATCCAAGAAGCAAAAGAAGCAGCCCTAAAAGCACGTCGGCAAGCCATACAGGAACATAACGAGTTTATGGAATCAGTTAAGATGTTTCTTGTGGTAGGTGGAGTTATATTTGTTGCAATAGCCTTGTTGGTTGGCGTTATGGTATCAGCAAGCGCATCCTCGATGTAATTACTTGACTTTCTCCTGTTATTTGCTTATAATAGCTTTAGAGGAGATACCATGCGAACTCTTGCTATAGACGCCCTGAGACACAGATACGAGGCACAAAAAAAGAATGCGGAATACACTTTTAAACATTGTACAACCGATCTTGGACGGCTTGACGCTGCTCTGGCAGAATGGGTTGACGCAAATCAAAAACTCAACGCAGTCTTTGAGATTGAAGACGACATCGACTTTTATTAACTGCCTTGCACTAGGTTTGCTAAATGCTGGCAAGCCTTTTACTCGTATAGGCAATTGGTTTTGGAAGAAGCACCGCGACGTGTTTAATTGGAACAAGTTAGGAAAGTCTGATGCCAATAACGAACGCAGCAAGTAAGTTTTTTACAGAATCTGTAGATCTTACTTCAACAAGTCAGACTACAATCTATACGGTCCCTAACAATCATTCGGCTGTCGTTAAGGCGTTAATAATTGCAAATACAGATACATCAAATCGTAATATAGATTTCAAGTGGTATCATGCAGATGATGCTACCACACATAGTATCTTAGAAGGACATCAGATTACAGGAAGTAATTTTGAAGTTGTTTTAAACGATAACGTTCCTTTATATTTACATGCTGGTGACATCCTGTATATAACGGCTGCAACAGCCAACACTATAGTAACAACTATTTCTGTAGAAGAATACTACGATCCGAACCGCTAGGTTCACAACTGCCCTAAAGGAGTAACCCAATGGCAATCACAACTGCAATGTGTACCAGCTTTAAGTCTGAGCTTCTAGGTGGTTTACACGATTTAGACACAGACTCACTTAAAATTGCTCTCATCAAAGCGTCCCCATCAGGAACCTATGGTGCGGCAACAACTAACTACTCAAACGTGACAGGAAATTCAGACGAAGCATCAGGTACAGGCTACTCTGCCGGTGGACAAGTCTTAGACGGTGCGTCTATTTCAGTTAGCGGTACTACTGCCATCGTTGACTTTACTGATGAAGTATTTTCAAACGTAACCATATCAACTGATGGTTGTATTATCTACAATACAGCAAACTCTAACTCTGCAATTGCCGTTATCGACTTTGGTGGAACTGTTTCTGCTACTGCCGGTGACTTAACAATTGAATTTCCTGCTGCTGACGCATCTAATGCTGTAATTCGCATAGCTTAGAAAGTAAACCCCCGTGTCCGTTACCCTAAACCAAGCTAATTATGGTACTGGTGTCTACGGCACTGCACGGTATGGCGAATACTTTGTAACTATAAACACTGGAGTTGGTGCCTCAGGGTCTGTAGGCTCTGTCACAGAAAATGTTAGTGAAGCACTGGCAGGTGTATCCGCTACAGGCACAGTTAACACTGTCAGTACAACAGCGGATGCTAGCACTACGTTAACCGGTGTATCCGCTACAGGCACAGTTAACACAGTTAATACAATAGCAGATGCTAACATTACGTTAACAGGTGTTTCTGCTACAGGCACAGTTAACACAGTTAATACAATAGCGGATGCCAACACTACGCTGACCGGAGTATCTGCTACAGGCACAGTTAACACTGTCAGTACAACAGCGGATGCTAGCACCACGTTAACAGGTGTTTCTGCTACAGGCGTAGTTAACACAGTTAATACAACAGCGGATGCCACTACTACTTTAACAGGCGTATCAGCTACAGGCTCTGTCAATACTGTTGGTATAGGTAATAGCACCATACTGACAGGGGTTTCTGCAACTGGTTCGGTCAATACTGTTAACGTCACTTCAGGTATTAGAGTAGCAATAACCGGCGTATCTGCTACGGGTGTTGTTAACACTGTCAGTACAACAGCAGATGGCAGTATTACACTAACAGGCGTGTCTTCTACAGGAACAATTGCTCCAGTAGTAGTTGGTGGATTTGAAGTAGATGTTAGTGAGACTATTGCTTCTGGCGTAGGTGCCACTGGTGTAGTTAATTCTGTACAAGTTAACTTGACGGAAAAACTTGCAAGCGTATCAGCAACAGGTTCTGTTAACACTGTTACTACAACAGCAGATGGTAGTATTACACTATCAGGAGTATCTGCTACAGGTTCCGTTAACACTGTTAGCCTAACAGCAGATAGTAGTATTACACTATCAGGAGTATCAGCTACTGGTTCCGTAAATACAGTAGTAACAAGACTAGGTGCCACTAGGGTATTAACCGGAGTATCAGCTACTGGTTTTGTAAACACGGTTAACGAAAAACCAACTGAAGCATTAGCCAGTGTATCAGCTACAGGTTTAATAGGCTCTGTAGGTATTAGTAATACTGTTACGATAACAGGTGTTGCAGGTACTGGCTCCATAGGTTCTGTGGGTGTTGGCAACAGTGTTACACCAACTGGAGTTGTAGGCACTTTTTCCATAGGAACTGTGACAGTAACTGGAATTGTAACCGTATTTGTTGCTTCAGCATACGATAGAAAACATGTAGTGCATGTTGTTCCAGAAGCTTTGATATTACGTTCCGTAGCCGTAGGAGCAGCGAGTGCGTATAATCGTGACCGGGTAGTAACTGTCCAACCAAAAGAAACAAGTAATCAAAGAAGGGCTGCATAATGTCTCTTAAATGGCAGGATAAAGACCCGGATGACCAGTTAGATTATTCTATAAACTGGGGTCCGGCTTTAGATACAGACACAATCTCTTCGCTTATTTGGAAAATATATGATGAGAATGGTGTGTTACAAACGTGGTCAGATAGCCAGATTGTAAATGGTCTACAGTTAGTTAGCCGCACTAACACGAACACTATAGCTACTATTTATCTGGGAAGCGGTACAGCCTTTACAACTTATAAAATTGTGTGCCGTATGACAGCGAGTGATGCAACTGTTCGCGAACAGGAAGTTCGCATCCGTGTAGTGGAGAAGAACTAATGGCGTATAACTACCTCAGTTTAACCAACGAAGTTTGTCGCCGCCTCAACGAAACGGAACTTACATCTAGCAACTTTGCATCGACAACAGGCTTTTACTCACAAATTAAAGATGCTGTAAATTCCTCTGTTCGTGATGTGAATCAAAAACATTTTAGTTGGCCTTTTAATCACAATACAGATGATATTATTTTAACCGCAGGTGAACTTCGCTATCCTTTGCCGGATAATGCCAAGTATACAGATTTTGACACGGTTCGTCTTGCTCGCAGCACAGCATTAGGTGTAGGGTCTGCAAGACTCCTAAAGCAAATGAGTTACGATGAGTATATATCACGATATATAGACCAAGAATATGAAACAGACACATCAAAAGGTCAGGCACCTGAATATGTAGTTCGTTCTCAAGATGGTGATATTATTGTTGCTCCTATGCCCGACGCAGCATACACGATTGAGTACGAGTTCTTTATGTTTCCTGCTGATTTAGAAGTTTACGATGATGTGCCAACTATTCCATTTCGGTTTAAGCACGTAATTGTAGATGGTGCAATGTACCACTCCTATATGTTTCGCGACAATTTAGAGTCTGCGTCTATCGCTCTTCGTAAATTTGAAGATGGTATCAAGCAGATGCGAACTCTTCTTGTAAATGAGCATGTATATGCAAGGGCTGTTTAATGCCTGACCGTTGGCAAACACATGCCTTTGAGTTCAAGGGTGGTTTGATTACAAACCTTTCTCCGTTCCAACAAGGTATTCAGGCTCCGGGTTCTGCACGAATCCTTCGTAATTTCGAACCGTCGGTTTTTGGTGGGTATCGTCGTATCGAAGGGTTTGAGAAGTTTGATACTAATGCTCTGACTAATGCAGATAATGTTCGCGGCATAACCCGATATGATGATAAAGTGTTTGCAGCTAGAGGGGATGACCTGTTCTTTTCAACAGGTTCCGGTTGGACACAGGTAACGGATAACGCAACCTATAGCAGCGCGGGTGTTAATTTAGGCGGCTCTGGAAAACTTCGATTTCTAAGGTACAACTTAGATGGGACCGATAAATTAATGATTGTGGATGGGACGGGTAAACCGTTTCGCTTTGACGGTACAACCTTCGAACAGCTATCTTCGCTACCTTCGGATACATCTGGTTCTAGCCATATCGTCAATTTTAAGAACCATGTTTTTCTTGGAAACGACAAAAGTCTCGTTTTTTCTGCACCCTATGAAGATGATGACTTTACAAGTGCAAGCGGCGGTGGTATAATAAACATAGCTGATACGATTACTGGTTTAATTGTATTTCGCGAACAGTTGATTATATTTAGTGAAAACACCATAAATCGCTTAGTTGGTAACAGTATCGCAGATTTTCAACTTCAGCCTGTGTCACGTGACTTGGGCTGTGTAGCAGCAGACACAATACAAGAGATTGGCGGCGATGTTGTTTTCTTAGGTCCCGACGGCCTTCGTTTGTTTTCTGCTACGGACCGCGTAGGCGACTTTAGTTTGGGAGTTATATCGAAACCCATTCAGACTGAAATGATTGATTTAATATCATCTAGTCCGGGAGGATTTAGCAGCACAGTTATTCGGGAAAAGAGTCAGTATCGTTTGTTTGGATACAACTCTGCGTTTAGTAACGAAGCAGCAAAAGGTATAGCAGGCACACAATTGCAGGAAGGCATTTCTTGGAATGACATGCGAGGCATTAACGCCTTCGTGACATTTAGTGAGTACGACGGGTTCGCGGAAAGAATCTATTTTGCTGCATCAGATGGTTACGTATATCAGATGGAGCAGGGCAATAGTTTCGATGGCGTTGACATACCCGCAACTTTTGCAACTCCGTTCGTCCCTTTAAATGACCCGGCTGTTCGCAAAACAATTTATAAAGGCACTACGTATCTAGATGTTAACGGCGATTTTGACTTAGAATACTCTTTAAAGTTTGACTTTGACCAACCAACCAGCCCCCAGCCAGATTCAATCTTGAGTACAAGTGCAGGGGCATCTATTACATATGGTTCAGGTATATTCGGTACATCTCTATTTGGCAGCAAACAAAAAGCTATTTTTGATGTACAGACAGTTGGCTCTGGTTTTACGGTATCAATCCTGTACGAAACAACAGGGCTTAACACAGACGCAGTATTCACCATCGATGCCGCAACCCTAGAATACGGCACATATGGTAGGAGATAAATATGGGTACAGGTTACACCAGAAATGACACATCAAACAATATAGCAGACGGAAACGTAATCAACGCTTCTGACCTCGACGGCGAGTTTGATGCGCTTCAATCTGCATTTGATGCGTCTTCGGGGCATAGTCACGATGGCACAACCGGAGAAGGACCGCAGATTGCTGCAGCAGGTATCGCCAACAACGCGGTTGCTCTAGGTACGAAAACAACCGGCAACTACGTTGCAACCGGAGCGGTAAGCGGTGTGGGTCTGTCTGGTTCAGCAAGTGCTGAAGGCGCAACATTTACAGTTACATCCAATGCCACTAATGCAAACACGGCAAACACTATTGTTTCCCGCGATGCAAGTGGCAATTTTTCTGCCGGAACAATAACGGCTGCACTAACAGGGGATGTGACAGGAAACGTATCTGGGACATCTGGAAGCACTACGGGCAACGCTGCTACGGCTACCGCCCTTGCAACAGGCCGCACCATTGGAATGACTGGCGATGTAGTATGGACATCTGCTTCATTTGACGGTTCAGGCAACGTAACAGGCACAGCTACGATTCAGGCTAACTCTGTTGCACTGGGAACCGACACGACTGGAAACTACGTTGGTACTATTACTGGCGGTACTGGTATCGACTCTACCGGGGCTACTTCGGGTGAGGGGATTACACACACCCTTTCTCTCGACCTAAACGAACTCACCACGTCAACTTCGGATGGTGACGGTGACTTCTTTGCTGTAGTCGATGCAGTCGGTAATCAAAAGAAGCTAACCAAAGGGAATATCAATATTTCCGGCTTCAACAATGATAGCGGGTTTATTACGTCTGCAAATGGCGGTAATGCTGCAACTCTAGATTCCATCGACAGTTCACAGTTTCTTCGTTCAGATGCAGCGGATACGAAGACATCCGGTGACTTGTCTTTCAGTGACAACGTAAAGGCAAAGTTTGGTAATGGTTCTGATTTGCAAATTCATTGGGACGGTACAGATGGTCATGTAGCCGTAACCGGTACTCTCAACATTGATGGTTCTGGTGAAACTCTTGCTAAATTTATTGATGATGGTGCGGTTGAACTCTACCATAACAATGCTAAAAAAATTGAAACAACAGCTACAGGCATAACAGTAACCGGTACTGTTGCGGCAACAAGTTACACTGGTGACGGTTCTTCTTTGACAGGGATTTCGGCTGGTGCAACAGGCGGTGGCTCTGACCAGATATTCTACGAGAATGGTCAAACAGTGACCACAAATTACACAATTACAAATGGCAAGAACGCAATGTCGGCTGGACCAATCACAATCAATACTGGTGTGACGGTAACAGTCGGCACTGGTGAAACTTGGACGGTGGTATAATGAGTACAATCAAAACAGATACAATTGTAGCGAGTGATGGCAGTAGTCCGGTTACGCTGACAAAGCAGGAAGCTGCTAAATACTGGATAAACTACGAAGCCATAAATTCCGTTGTACGCGGAAGCCTAAACCAAAGCAGTTTAACAGATAACTCTAGCGGCAATTATACCAGCGCATTTGCTAACGCATATTCTTCAACAACTGACAGATGTTTTCTTGGTGGGGTTCACAATAGGACGGCTACAAACGAGCAAACGCAACCGGAGAGGGGAATATCTGGTATGCAAATGGAAGGTAGCGTTACACCATCTACAACACAAGTTCAATTAAATGTACGCTACGGTTCAGACCAAAACGGTGCAGGGGCAGACGCTGATTTATTTGGTGCTTTTGCGTCAATTATAGGAGACTTAGCATGAGTACATTAAAAGTAACGAACATCTCTGGTCTCACTGGCTCATCAACCGATGTGATGCAGGGGCTGGCGAAGGCTTGGGTTAACTTTGACGGTACGGGTACTCCTACAGCTAGGGATAGTTTTAATCTTGCAAGCATTACGGATAATGCGACCGGAGACCAAACCGTTAACTTTTCTAATTCTTTGTCTAGTGGAAATTATATGTGGTCTGGTTCTACTGGCACTAGCGTGGCGCAATCAAACTGGCTATCTACTCCGGCCAGCCAAGACCCTACATCAATGATGCAAACAGGTTCTGTCCGTGTGAAAAATAGCTACGCAAATAATACAACAAACTCAGACCTACATTATGTTGGCATCCAAGTAACAGGAGACCTAGCATAATGGCTGGAACAATCGCAGCGGATACACTGACCCATTCGACCGCAGGGTCACTTACTACAGACTACGTTGTTAATGGTAGTGTGAAGGCTTGGGCTAATACCAATCAGACAAGCACACAGTCCAATAGAGACAGTTTCAATGTCGCCTCAATCACAGATGGTGGTCTTGGCGTAACCACTCTTGCATTTACTAATAGTATGAATAACGGGAATTACTCAACAACAGGACAAGAAGGCTCAACTAATACAATAGGCTATGTTTTGCAAATGCCATACAACACCACCAACACTTCTAGCCAATATGGGATTGTTGGCTTTAACAACGACAGAACCGCAGCAGCGGACGTAGTAGTAATAAACAGCGCAGTACACGGAGACTTAGCATAATGCAGACACCTGAGTTTCAAGGCACACATCTATTTGACCGCCTCTGCTGGGCAAAGGAAAACCTAGAAGGTGTGCAGTCAGACTATCGTGTAGTCTATGAGGACAGCGTTGATGAGTGCGCCAAGATACTTGTGCCTGACCCTAACTGGATGGCGTGTGCATTGCAGGGCGGTATTTTACCACCTGTCTGGGTGTATCACGAGTTGGCAAAGGATGAAGCGCAGCCTGACTTCAAGAAGCACACTCGTGGTTACTTGCTGCACAACACTGAGCCTGTACCAGCGATGACTGAGGAAGAAGCAATCGAATACCTAATTATGAAGGATTGTCCACAGTCTGTATGGCAGACTTGGAACGAAGGCAACAAACCCAAGTTGGTTATCTGCCGCAAAGAACAGTTACCAAGCACTCGTGAGTGGCGCAACGCTTGGAAAATTACTGAAGAACTAACAGTCACTGATTTAGCAGCCTAAGAGGAGAAACCTAATGGCAGTAACAACATACATCGTAGATAAGGACGGTAATCAGATTGATGCTTCTACAGCAACCGTACCTTCTGACCGTCACTTTCGTGGTGCATGGTCATTGTCAGGCTCTGTTATTTCAGAGGACATGACTAAGGCAAAGGAAATCTTCCGTGATAAAATTCGGGAAGTTCGTGCGCCATTGCTTGCGGCTAAAGACGTTGAGCTAATGAAGGCACTAGAGGCTGGCACCAGCACAACTGCTATTGCAACAGCAAAGGATGCCTTGCGTGATGCACCCGCCGCATCAGCAATCGACAGTGCTTCAGACATTGCTAGCTTGAAGGCAGCTTGGGATACAAGTGTACTTGGCGATAGCCCCTACGCATAACGATGGAAATGCACAACCTCATAGACATGCTCGTCGGTTTGATCCTTGCAGGTGGTGCTTGGTGGGCAAGCGGCGTAAACAAAGAGCAGAAGCGCATCGAAATCTTGTTAAACAAGACTCGCGAAGAATACGCTACTCGTATGGATGTTCGCGATGATATGCGCCGTGTCATGGAAGCCTTGCACCGCGTAGAAGATAAGCTAGATAAAGCTTTGGATAAAAGGTAAGGATAAGCTATGGCGACGATTACTACAGATCAGCAATTGCAACAGGAAGTAGGTGCGCTTGCCGGAGCGGGTATTCCTGCCGCAGTACCTGTAAAACAGACGATTGATCCGAATGAAATACAAGGCACTGCCGGTACTCAAGTACCTACTCCTGCAACTACTCCCAGTGTTACATTAGCACCCATACCGGGTCCGTCACTTCCGGGAATCCCGCCACCTATTGGCGGTTATCAAATGTTACCTTATGTTCCTACCAAACCTGCTCCCGGAGTAGGCCAAGTCGCAACTACCACGCAGGTAACCCCCCAGATAGGAACGATGCAAGCTGCTCAGATCACCCAGCCTGTACAGGTTGACATGACTGGTGTCCAAGCCGGTCCGTCTGCAGGAGCAATCGGCACAGCAGCAACTCAGCAGCTAGACCAACGGGCTACCACCCAGTATCAGCTTGGTCAGCTTATGAAAAGCATCCAGCAAGGTCAGCCGATGCCCCCGTGGGCTGCTCCTGCCGTTCGTAAAATCGGCGGTATTATGCAGGCACGTGGATTGGGCGGCAGTTCGATGGCTGCAGCAGCAATGACTCAGGCTGTCTTGGAATCTGGAATCACAATTGCAGCAGACGACGCAAAGAAGTACGCAACGATTCAGCTTGCAAACCTGAACAATGAACAGCAGATGGCTCTGTCCAACGCTGCAACCTTTGCGGCAATGGACAAGGCAAACTTGAGTGCCCGTCTGACCTCTGCAGTGACGAACGCACAGTCTCTTCTTGCTACCGAAACAAAGAACCTTGACGCACAACAGCAGGCCAATACCCTTTCGTACAACGCCCTGACTCAAGGTATTTTCAAAGATGCGGCTGAAGAAAACGCCCGTCAGCAGTTCAACGCAAAGAACGAGTTGCAAGTTGAGCAATTCTTTGCTGAGTTGGGCAGTCAGGTCGAGACAGCAAACGCTAACCGTATCGCTGCTATGGAGCAGTTTAACGCAGGTGAAGCCAACGCAATGAACCAGTTCAATGCCTCTATGAACGATGCCCGTGACAAGTTCAACGCAAACATGCAATTTGCTGTAGATCAATCCAACGTTCAGTGGCGCAGACAAGTAAACACGGCAAATACTGCAGCCGCTAACGAAGCCAACCGCCAAAACGTTCAGAACACTTTTAATGCAACACAAAATGCAATGAATAATCTGTGGCAACAGTATCGCGACAGTGCAGCGTGGAACTTTCAAAAAGGGGAGTCACAACTGCAGCGTCAACATGAGATTGGTATCATGGCGATGGAATTTGCTAACAGCCAGAAAATCTACGATCAGCAGCAAAAAGACAACCTAGCTGCCGGAGTTGGAAACTGGATTACCAAGTGGATTGCAAACGCTAAGTAAGGAAAATAGATGCTTGATAAAATATTTAGTTTAGGTAATGCTATTAGCACGGCATGGACTTTCGGAAGTTCGTTGTTTGGGAGCGGAAGAAGCAGCAATCCAGCAGACATGTTTGCTGACGAAGATGCCGGTTTGTACGATTCCTCAACCGCTCTGGGATTTATCAAGAAGGGTGCACAAGCTTGGGTTGAATCAAAAGGCAAGGACGCTCAATTATTTAGTCAAGCACCAGAAATAGAAAGAGCACGTACTATAAAGGAATTGACTCGCGGTACAGCAGTCGGTCAGGTCCAGATGCCTGAAATGCAACAGCGTCTATATCAAAACCCAGAGGTATCACGATATTGGGAAGCCCTGTACAATTCCCAAAACCCACATCTTCAAAACCTACGTGCAGCAGCAG